TAGCAAAACCTTCTATCTCTCCTTCAGAAATGAGATCAAGAAAAGTAGCAAACTGCCTACTGTGTAAAGTATCAGGTGTTCTTGTAGGCTGTGGTGGTTGTGGTGGTGATGGTCTGCCACCTGCACCTTTTATAATTTTTGGTTTTGTCATGCTCTCACCTGTTCAGTATCAATACCTGCACTTATTACAACACTACCTGTAAATATTTCACCATAAACTATAGGGTGTGTTGTACCTGCCCTACTTGATTGCTGTATACCACTAAAACCAAAAGATATTCTAGGATCAGATGAATTACTAACTTCTTTCGGCTTTGGTACAGGAAATAACATATCACTAACACCACTTATAACCATACCTGCACCTATTAAACTAACTGCTGTACCTACTTTCGTTAAAATTCCACCTGCTACAGCAGCTTTACCAAAAACACTTGTAGTACCAAACGCACCAGCACCTGGAAATAAAAATGATGCACCTATTAATGCAGCACCAGTAAGTATTCTGCCAAAATTTCCACCTGCACCACTTATAACAGGTACAAAACTTATATCTTGTTTACCTATAGGATGCTGTATTTCTGTCTCATCTATTGCATATTCATTTACAAGTACCTTATATTGTCTGTTAGCCATATATGCTTCTGCATCAGGAAAATTATTTATTAAAAAACTAACAGCCTGTGCTACAGAATGTACTTTTACTTCAAATTGTTTATGACCTATAAAATCAGCTAAATCACCATATAATTTAAGTTTAGTTAGCATACCTGTACCTCTTTCCTGTACATTTTAACAACCATTGATTATAAGGTTCTCTTGTACTTAGTCTATCTGCTAAATGGTGCAATACATCACCATCTATAAAAACAGCTACATGATTTAAACCATTAGCCATTATTGACATAAATAATAAATCACCATTTTGTAATTTATCTTCTGGTTGTAGTTCTATAAAACCTGTATCTGCTGCACATCTTTCAAACATAGGATCTTCTATAAATTCTTCTGGTGTTGTAGGTCTTTGCCAATCTCTAAGCTCAATTTGTTTATTTTCCTTATACCAATCTCTAACTAACGCCCAACAATCAGTAACACCCCATACCCATTGTCTACCAATTAAGGGTGCTTTATATCCTGTTGGTTCACAGTAACCCCATGTTTCTGTTTTTGGGTTAACTATATGCCATTTTAATTTACTTTGTTCACACGCTACCCTATCTGCATTACTAGGTGACGGTGGTGTTACAGGATGACTATGTACAACTGCTGTTATAACCCCTAAATTATCACAGGCTACATAATCTTCTGGATCTAAAATAAAACATTGATGGCCTGTTAGTGATAAATTTCTACATGGGAAATATTTTTCTTTTCCTTTTATATTTACTAATAATCCACAGCTTTCTTTAGGGTCTTCTATTTTTGCATGGGCTAGTGCCTCTTCTTTCCAAGTCATCCAATAAATGTACCAATACTAGGAAATAAAGCTCTTGTGCATTGTCTACCAATTCTTACACCTGCTAAATCAAATGATGCAGCTAGTTCAAATGTAACCACGTTTCTGTTTTCTGCTGATTTTCTTGCGATAGTATATGTTATTTCCTCTTTTGCAGTAGGGTCAGGTGTACCTAATGGATTTACCTGTTGTGTAGAAGTTGTAGTAGTTGTTTGTGTTGTTGTATTAGGGTTGTTCATTGTTATTGTATTACCCATGCCATTGCCATGTACTGTGCAGTAATATCTAAGATCACTAGGCGCAGAAGGGTATGCAGGTTGGTAAACAACAGTAGCATCAGTTCCTAGTGTTCCAGTATTTGTTGTAGTTTGTTGTCCACCTGCATCTGATTTTATTCTTAATGGATGTCCTACATTACTACTGTGTGATTGATTAAATGTATATGTACTACCACGTTTCATTGTTATTACAGGATTAGTAACACCATTTATTGCAAAATAATTACTACCACTTACATTTACAACTGTAACTGTATAAGTAACGCTTTCTGCATCTGATGGATCAGCTATTGTTGTAGTAGTTGTAGAAGATGTAGTAGTTACAGGAAAATTAACAGCATCAATATATTTAGCAGTTGTTCTTATACGTTTAACAGTTGCACCTGTTAAATCATTACCTGTAGTAACTGTATTTACGTTTAATAATATTGCTGTAATTGTGCCTAATGCGTTACTAATACTAATTGTAGGTCTAGGTATCTGACCACGTTGATATGCAAAACCACTTGCCTCTACAGGAAAACGTAAATATGAATTACCAGCAAAAACTACTTCACCATTTAAATTTAGATTACTACCTGCATGGAATCTATAGGTTTGCGTAGAACCATGTAATGTAGCGTCAGTTGTCAGTTCAAATAATTCAATTACAGCAGATGGATTAAGACTTTGTAAGTCTGTAATAATAGGTGCTGTACTCATGGTTCATACACCTCTCTAAAAGTAGCTGTGATTGTAGCCCTATTAGGTAAATCTATTTTTTTACTCCATGTATCACAAACAAATTTATAAGATGTGCTTTCACCAGGTGGTGTGTAATCAAAACTAGCCCTATCTGCTGCTCTGTCATCTAAAAATGTTTCTATAGTATCGCTATCTGTTTCTGTAATATTATTCCATGCAAGACTATATACCTTAGCATTTTGATGTTCACTTAGTCCTAACTGTATTCTGTGTTCATATCCGTCAGCAAATCTTATTACCCTAGTATTAGGTGCTGATCTTTTTGTAACGCCATAACTAGCTTCTATAGATGGAAATGTTGCCATTATGCTAATAATCCTCCTGGTCTTTTTTGTTTAATTAATTCTGATTGTATTGCAGCAGCAATAGCCCTTCCAAATTCTCTACCACCTTGTTCATTACCTTCTACAGAACTACCAGAAGCATCTACATTAACAACAATATTACCAACACCACCGCCTGTTGATTGTACGCCTAATTTTCCGTTACTACCTCTTTTTAGTGGCAAAATAGCTTCAGGATAACCTGCCTCACCCATAAGACCTACGCCACCATTAGCCATAGGAAATAAGGTTGGTCTATTTACAACACCTCCATAAGCATATTTTTGTACCTTTCCATCTACAAAAGCATTACCATTTGCATTTTTGAATAAATTACCAATAAAACTAGTAAAAGGTGCTGTAATTGTTTGCTGTATCGCTATACGTACCATATCTGAAATAATACTATTAGCTAAGTTTCTAAAACTTAAAGTTCCCTTCATAACAAAATCTACTAAAGCATCCTCCATGCCTTTTATCCCTTTAACAACAACATCACCAAACGCATCACCAACACCTTTAATACTATCTTTAAAAGTTTCTATTTTTGCTAGTGTTGCTTGTCCAAAAGTTCTATTTAACATATTGCCTGTTTTCTTTCCATATTTTTCACTTGCTTCAGCAGAACCATTAAATATTTCATCAAAAGTTTTCATGCTCTTACCAAAATCTTGTGCTGATTCTGAGTAAAATTTCTTTATTTCTTCAAATGCACCTTTAAAATCTCCTTTTCTTAATGCGTTTAATGCTTTAAGCTGCTGCATCAAACTAAAACCTAAAATTTCAAAACCTTTATAAGCAGTAAAAGCAGTTGCAGCTAATATTTTTAAACCACCATTTAAAACAAATAATAAATCCTTTAAATTATCACCTTCTATTGTTATTCCACTAAACATTTCTGCTAAATTATTAAGTGTAGGCAATAAACCATCTGCTACCTGTCTACTAAAACCTGTTGCCTTAAAACCAAGTATTGTTAGCTGGTCATTAAAATATTCTGCATTTTGTGCAAATCTTTCTGATACCTCAAAATTAAATTGTTCTAATGCAACTTTTCCTTCATTCAGCAGATTAACCATTTGGGAACCTGACCTACCAAATATTTCCATTGCAATGGCTGATTTTGTTACACCATCTTCCATTTGTGTAAATTTATCTGATATTTCTCCTAAAACCTGTTGATTAGTTTTTAATGTTCCATCTGTATTTCTTACAGATATTCCTAAATCATCAAAAGCATCTTTATATGTAGCAACACCCTGATCTGCCTCCCTCATAGATTGTGCTAACCTTCTTAAACCTTTTTCTATAGTCTCTTGACTAACACCAGCTAATTTTCCAGCGTTTACATATGCTTGTAATGTATTTGCAGCTATACCTGTCTGTATTTCTAATTTACCAAAAGCATCTGCTGCATCTATAGACCCTTTGACCATACGTACAAAAGCACCAGCAGATAATATTAGTCCTAATGTTGCAAATGTCTTATTAAGTCCAGACATTGCCATACGTAGGTTTTTAACTCTACCCTGTACGCCCTGCATAGAATTGCCTAGACGTTTTATAGATGCTGCACCTACTGTTTTTGCTGCTACTACTAAATCAAACTTTGCAGCCATTTAATTATTCTCCTTATTTACTGTCTTTAATATTGCAGCTTCTATAACTTGTATGCTTTCCATTAAGTCTATAGGCTTATCTGTATACAGTTTAATCATTTCTATCACAGA